CTCTGCGATATTGAAAACTCTTCCTGTGGATGAAAATGAGTAACCCTCCAGATAAACCTGAACAACACGATGCTCATTCAGAATTTTTACTGCCCAATCAGATATTCCATCATACCTATCCATGTCCGACTTGAAGTCTGTGTGATTTGAACCGTGAAGATTTCCTTCGCGAAACATTTCAAATCGACTCAAATTTGATCGAAAATACATTGTCGTATTATTATAGGAAAAACCACCTTTTTCTGTGTCAAAGACACAAATGGCAGGTGAGGTAAGAGAATAGTCAATACCAGCAATAACCGGCATTATTCTAACTCTTCCTCTACCCTATCGTAATCGACGTTGTAGGTGCCGCAAAACGGGCAATGTCGCGCTTGTTCCAAAAAACCATGAGTATTTGTAAAAACACTATATTCCGTATCGCACTCTACACACTCTAAACCAAGTTCAATAATTTCGTCGTCAAATTCCTCGTCGGCTGGCATTGGCATTAGATGACCTCACAACTTCCGCTGGTACATGCCATCGTTTGTGATCCAACTGTTTGATCGGTATTCTCATAATTTCCAAGTTCAGTCCAATCCAGACTTTGTGGCATATCCTTGTTTAGTTCAACATACTTATCCTTATCTATCTCCGTAAATGGAGCTTGCTTATATATGTGATCTGTATGAGGCAAGAATGAAACTCCAGTTAAATCATTGAAGTTTTCATATACCCATGCTCCAACATCCATCCACTCATGTTCCTTGACGGTAACGGTACAAGAAGGATTATGCTCACACCAATACTTCTTGTATGCCAACCATCGCTCCAACTGCTCAACGGCAGTCAGGTCTGTTGTGACAACAGAGTTCTTTGGTGCCGCGACAGGAAATGAGAAAACGTGATTATGGTCGGGAGCAATAATGTCATCCTCAACCGGAACACCACGATCAATCATAAACTGACTCGCAGGATCTTTCTTGTCTGCTCGTACAGTACGAACATAATATGGAGAGAACCTTGAGTGAATACCACTTGCCGAGTCAACTAGAACAGAAACAGTTCCAGAAGGCTTGACTGTTGTAATGGCAGCAGACTGTGGAATACCAAAAAGGCTTGCCCATGTCTTGTTTGTCTCGATCGCAATCTCCTTTAGAATCTTTAGAGTATCTTCAAGATTTCCAGACTTGCCATTGGTGAGCTTGTTGTCCATGATGCCAGTCAAACTCACACCAAGCAATCGCTCCTCTTCGGCATTGTGTCTCCAGTCAGCGCGAAGATACTTGAACTTCGTAAGAGTTGCCTGCATCGTTCCAAGAATCGTGGCAACCTCAACCTTTCGCTCAAGATCAGCAAGTGTATCACTTTCACGAATGACAACCTCAGAAAGATTACAGAAACCGTTTGGTCGAAGAATAATCTCCGAACAAGGATTGACACCAAACTCGTGTTCAGGATCTCGCCTTCCGTTTTCTGCTGCCTTCTCTTTGAGTGCTGCTCGATTTACAATACCACGCTCTCCACTCTTTGAGTTATAAAGAGAAAGCCACTCTGCCATGAAGATACCAATGTCAGGCTTTTCCTTATAGACGGCTGAGTTGTTTGAGAACGCACGATGAGTCTCAGTTGTGTACCATTGCCCAGTCTTGGCATGACGCATTCTTTCATCAGTCAGATCGGAAAGTGAAATCAACGCAGCACGTCGAACTCCGCCAACAACAACACAAGACGCAACATGACACATCAGATCATGGCATTCAAGTGAAGTCAGCTTTCTTCCTGCTGCCTGTGAAAATGTGTTGATGAAGGCATTGAGTGTTTCGACCAAAGGTTCGGGACCAGAGGCACGACCACCAAACACCTTCAAAGGTGAACCAGCCGGTCGAACATTGGATGTATCAATGTTCGGAACCTGACCAGCATAAAGCATGGCAACCAACTCTTTGAGAGCCTTTGCCCAACCTAGTTTGCTATCGGCAACAACAATCGTGCTATCCGTTTTGTGAAACTCTTCTGAAACAGAAGGCAGCTTTTCAATGTGTTGTGTTTCAACAGAAAAGCCGACACCCGTTCCATTCATAAGGATATATAGAGCTTCGTCAAAAGCGCGAGGAGAATCGACAGCAACAAACGAACAATTATAACCCGCAATGTTTTCCCTTTCTAGTGCTGGACCAGCAGTCATCATTGCGCGCATGGAAGGCATGACCTCCATGTTGAATATAGCATCTCTTATGGATTGCTTTACGTCCTTGATTGAACCTTTTGTATTTTCTTCGATATGTCCCTCAAAGAAATCAACATATCGGTCTACGGTTTCATCCCATGTTTCTCGTCTTCCCTTTTCAGGAACCCATCGAGCATAACGGGAAGAGTGAATGTATTGCTGAAGAACTGTCATCTTGGGTGTTGCCATTTTTATTTTTCTCCTACCAGATATTTCCACGATACCGGGTACTTATCTTGTATCAGATCGCTCATCATGTCAGCAATCTGCCTTGTTTCTTTTTGAGTATCTTTTGCACATCTTAGATTACACACTCTGGCAAAAGCATACAAAGAACCAGTCCAATACCACTCAGTCATAAGACTTTGAGGAAGTAGCATTCTGGCTTGCTCGGCACAAACTCCTGCGTCGATCAGTTGATTATATAGGCTTACTGATTTTTGACTTAGTTTTTGTACGGCATCGTCAACTGAAAGTTCATTTACCAACAACCATTCTACTTCATCTGTCTCTGAAGATCCCTGCTTTTTATTTTCAGGATTTGCTCTCCAGCTATCAGGATGGAAAATCTCTGGTTCCGTTTGAACATAACGTCGTGACACTTCATTCCAGACAAGACCAACCTGATGTTTGACGAGTTGTCGAGCAACAAAGATCGGTGCCTTGATTCTAAACTGAAGTGAACAATGACCAAACGGAGTCCAGTGATTGTGTTCTGCTAGATATTTGATAAGCCTCTCATCACCCTGAGAAAACTCTTTCACATGCTTATCAAAACTAACTCTGGCAGCGTTGACTACAGACAAGTCACTTCCCATGAAATCTACAAGATCAACATTCATCATAGAGAAACCCTCTTCCAAGAATTTAGTGTTGCCATCGCTGCCAGTCCAGAATGTGTGTTCTTATTTATTATATCCTGTATTTCGCCCGCAGGAATATTGGCAAGCACCATATCGTTTATATCCTTTTCTTTCAAACCTTCGGGCCAGATACAAATCTTATACCCGAGTTCAATAATATCCTTCATCCTCTTCACAATCTCTTTGTTCCTTGGCTCATTGTCAAACACAACGATACACTTTTCTTTTCGGATCTCTGTCTCCAGTTTCTTGAAGTCTGCTCCACCAACTGCGATAGAGTTTTCCAGAAACAGAGAGTCGATTGGACCCTCAAGAACATAGACACTTTCTCTTGAGTTTCGTTTGATCTGATCGAGCCCAAAGATCATCGGAGCATTCTTGTCAATCTTGAATGCCAAATATCGAAGTGACACAGACGAGTTGATTGCTCTTGCGGCAACACCAACAAGCTCTCCATCTCGATTGATGAATGGAAGAAGAACTCTGGCTTGATTGCCAACGATACGACCTTTGTATATAGGATCAAGTCTTTCCAGTATTTTATCATCATGGACAAAATACAAACGATCAAGACAACTCTGAGGAATGCGTCGTTGATGAATGAAATTATACACGAGATGATTTTTTGGAATACGATCTATTCGTTCCGCTCCGATCTTTTCAAGATAAGTTACGTCCATAATATTTTTTCTCTTCTTAGGTTTTTGATAAACCTGCTGTTCAGTTTTTACATTATTACTTCCAAACTTGTCAAGCAAATAATTTCCATAAGTCATTTGATCCATCTCTTTGAGAAAGTTTGCGAAAGATTTAGTAATCCCGCAATTGTGACACTTGAAGATGAAACTGTCTCTATCTTTGCTTGGATAAAAGTATCCACGAGCCTTGTAACGATTCTTTTCAGAATCACCGCAGAAGGGACACCTGAAGTTATATAGCGTTTTTGTTTTCTTGGTAAACTGATCCAATTGGGATGAGATTATCCCAACGTATTTTACGTCAATATGATTCATAATATATCCAGAGTTTGTTTATTTGATTCCTAGCTTCTCGCGAACTTGAGCTTGAAAAACTTCTTGATCCATTCGAGCATCGTGAAAATTGTCTTTGATGGATTCTATGTTTTCGCGCATAACATCTAAGTCACTTTCCAAAGCATCTTCTAATTGGCGAACGTCCTGTTTGACAACATCAACATCGGCAGTCGAAGCGCGGGTTGTAGCAAACACCCATACACCTCCTATTGCGGCAATGATGACACCAACTGAAATCTGCTTAAACATATCGTCCATTCTACCAATCCTTTAGTTTCTTAGATAAGCATCAAGAGCCTCACAGTGTCGCTGATTTTCAGCTAGTTGATC